TGATTGTCCCTGACGATGTGAACGAGTTTCAATTCGGTGGAGACGGAGTTATCCGTACTAAAAACCCAGCAGGAGTTCGCCGAGTTGAACTACCAGTATCTGGCTCATTGTTTAATGAGCAAGCAGTTCTACAAAATGAATTGCGTACTGGTACACGCTATCCTGAATCACGTACTGGAAATATTGATGCTTCAATTATTACTGGTCAAGGCGTGCAAGCCCTTATGGGTGGATTTGATACACAGGTTAAGTCAGCGCAGGCTATCTTTGCATCTGCACTTAAGTCTGTAATTTCACTATGCTTTGAAGTAGACGAGAAAATCTTTAACGAGCAAAAGTCTATTCGTGGTATTGATTCAGGTAGTCCTTATGCAATCGAGTACACACCATCAAAGGATATTAAGGGAGACTACTCTGCTGATGTTCGTTATGGAATGTTGGCTGGTCTTAACCCAGCGCAGGGACTTATCTTTATGTTGCAAGCCCTTGGCGGTAAATTAATCTCTAAGGATTTAGCAATGCGTGAATTGCCATTTGGAGTTAACGTAACTCAGGAGCAAGAAAAGATTGAAGTTGAGGAAATGCGTAATGCACTCATCTCATCTCTTAATGCTTCGGCACAAGCAGTTCCACAACTTATTGCTAATGGCGGAGACCCAACTACAATCGTTAAGAAGATTGCAGAAGTAATCCGTATGCGCCAAAAGGGCACTCAGATTGAGGACGCAATCAATGACGTGTTCGCTCCAGAATTACCACCTGCTGGGGAAGCACCTCAGGTTGAGCAACCGTCCCCTGCTCCCGCCGCGGCTCCAGCAGGTGGCGCTCCTCCGCAGGGACTACAAAGTTTACTTTCCAGCCTAACGATGGGTGGAACAGCAAACGCTTCAGCACGAACTATAACTCAAAGATAACTAGGTAGGGGACAATGACAACACTTGCTGCTTATCAAGGAGATGGTTGGTCTGTAATCGGTTGCGATTCTAGAGCATCAGATGAAGGCGGTCGTCCTATGACGATTGCTACTCATAAGATTACTGAGAACAATGGTTATTTAATTGCTGGTTCTGGCGCTAGTCGCGGTTCTAACATATTGCAGTTTGGCTGGAAGCCACCTAAACCAACTAAGTTAGAAGACTTAGATTTGTTTATGACACAGAAGTTTATACCTGCAATGCGTAAAGTTTTCATAGATGCAGGTTATGACATGAAAGAAGACGGGGATGCAGCAGCGCAGGATTCAGATTTTATTATCAGCATACATGGAGTTATTTACCCTATCTTTGAAGATTATTCTTGGGACCGTGATAGCCGTGGTATCTATTATGGTGGGAGCGGTGGCGATGTTGCTTTGGGAGTTATGGAGGCTTTACATATTGATAAAGCGAAAACTCCAGAGCAAGCGGAAAAAATAATTCGTAGAGCAATTGAGATTGCTTGCATGTGGGACATCTATACAAGTGCACCAATTATAACAAAGATTCAGTACGCAAAATGAGTGACAGATTCAGGGAGAAGATAGAGCAAGCACTAAGAGTTCTAATAGAGGAAGACCCTGAAGGGTCTAACTACATCTGCGCTAACTGGCTAATAATTACAGAATGGGCAGACTATGATGGAACTCGTTACTTGCATACGGAAGTGTCAGAAGCAATGACACCCTGGAATGCCTACGGCATGATGCGTATGGCTAAAGAATACAATAAAGAATCTTTTGGTGAACCACCAGCAGATGAAGATGATGAATTGGAAGAAGGAGATGAGTAATGACAACTGCACCAGAAGGACGTGGTGGCTATCGTGCGCCGTCTAACCCTGCACCAGTATCAGGCCCTGGCGCTCTTTCTCAACGTACTGACGGGGGACCGACACAACCTGCTAAGTACATCTCAGGAATGCCATATGGACAAGGACAAGAAACCTACTCAAATCAAGTAGCACAGCCTTTGGCTGGTAATCCATTCTCAGGCATGGGAGAACCAACGCCTTTGATGGCACCGAGTTCTAGACCAGGTGAACCAATTCAATCAGGTATTGATATTGGTGATGGTGTTAGCAGCACAGCAATTCGTTTACCAAATCAAGAACCAACCATTCTTACTATTATGCAGCGTCTTGCAGAAGCAGACCCATCTGGAGAATCAGAACTTATTTATAATAAACTATTACAGTCAGGTACGTAATGGCGGAAATTCCTAAGAATCTTTCTCCAGCAGTTGCACAAATGAGTCCCAATCTATACAAAACTGCAATTGAAATTGGGATGAATGAAGTTGATGCCAAACTTGTTGACCAACAAGCACGCTCATGGAAACTTGCACAGCAACTTCTTACAAAGTCAAAAGAAAAAGCACGTAAAGAGTTTCTTTCTTTAGACCCAATTGTTAAGAATAATATCTATGCTTTATTTTCTGACGAAGAAATCTTTCAACCAGAAAAAACTCTTGCTCAAAAAGCATTAAATGTTGTTACATTTCCAATAAGAACTACAGTTAAAACACTTGCATCTCCACTTGTTGAGGGTTTTAAGGCTATTGAAAAGTATAGTAAGGGTTTAAATACCGTCTATACTGCTGGCAGACAAAGACAACAAGGTGCTGATTTTTCTAAAGCAGTTATTAGTGATTCATACAATGGTTACAACTCATGGAAATGGGACGAAGTAGCAAAGTATGAAGAAAAGTATGGCAAGGCACTTGTAACTTTAGCCCGTGGAACAGCAGAGAAGCGTTCTCTTGGTAAGTCAATTGACCTTTATGGAAAGTATGATGACCAGATTGCTCAAGCAATTCAATATGCTGGAGATAATTCAGAAAAATTTCAAATACTTGTAGATGAACTATCACAAGATGCACAGGTTTCTCCAGGTCGTGACCTAAGCCCACAGGTTTCACAAATTATGCAGATTCAGGATAACTCAATCGGCTATAAAATGTGGAAGTTTATTGGTATAGACCTTAAAACCGAAAAGGGCGCACGCCAATTTAAGCAAATGGCATCTGGACCAATAGATGGTGTCTATCAACTTGTGATTGACCCACTCACTTATACTGGTGTTGGTACCGCTGCTAAGGCTGCGGTTAAGGGTGTAGGTAATTATCCTATTTCTTTTGGTGAAGCATACAAGCGCTTTGGTGGTTTTCAAACTAAAGGCCAAAAACTTGCTGCAAAGTATCAATTTGTTGCTGAACGCGGTGGCGTTGAAGAGGGTATGGCTTGGGCATTTAAAGAACCTAGCATTAAGAAACTATGGGATGACCAACTTGGTCCACGTGTTAAAGCATACGATGAGGCAAAGGGTCCATACGCTAAGGGTCAAGTCCTTGAATCAATGAAGTTTGATTTCCCAGAGTGGTATAACACAGATACTGTTATTACTCTCGCTAGAAACAAAGCCTTTGATGCTGAATCAGCACGTAAGTTCTTTACTTACATAGATGATACAAACATGATGCTAAATGGCACAGTTGATGGTCTATCTTTCCAGCGTAACGCTATCCCATTTGCTCGCCGCACACGTTTACTTACATCTGCTGTGCACAAAACAGCCTATTCAATTTTTAATCCAACTGCTATTGGCAAGACTGGCGACCTATTAGCAAAGGCAGAAAAAGATAGTTTAACTCTTATCGAAACTTTAAGTAAAGTTGCAGATGAAGATAATATTCTTGTTAACACTCGTATTCTTGATGAACTAGAACTAGAAAAAGATGTTGATAAGGCACGTCAGATTCTTTTTAAGATGGGTGTAGCCTCAAAGCGTTCACCAGGAATGATTATTTGGGGAGAAGATTCTGCTAGAACTGCCGATGCTATTCGCAGTACAGCAGCAGCAGTACTTCCAAATGATTTAGCAAATGCCGTAACTATCTGGCTCACTACACAACCAGAAAATGTTCAACTAACTGTTGTTAGAAACATGCAGTACGCTTTTATGAAGCGTCTTGGCATTGCAGATGAAGATGCTTTTGATGTTCTTTCAAGTACTTATAATGATACAAATGGTTTACATGCCGCTCCTAATACGCCATGGCCAGAAGAGTGGACAGATTTACTGCACCCAGCAGTTTATGAGACACAAAACAACATTCCATACTTGGTAAATCGTGGTGTTGTTCATGCTGGACAGTTAAAGAAGGGTATTGCACCGCTTCCTTATGATGAACTTTATCGTCTTTCTGCTAGAGAAAAAGTACGCAGCATTGGAAAGAATGTTCCTGATAATAAAGTAACCTATCCATTCCGTGCAGCATCTGAATTATTTGGCGGAGTTACACGTAGCACTGCCGCTACCCGCTATAGCAATTGGTGGTCAGCAGGAACATTAGCACCACGTCTAGGTATGCGTACCAATGTTGACGAAGGCTTAATGTACGCAATGGTTAATGAAGCAGAGTCTGTTTTTGCCCTTGGCGCTAGTAAGTTTGAAAGCGACATGGCTGCACTTACTTCCATTACTGGAAGTCGTAGTGGTGTAGGTCCAGTTAAGGGTGGATTCTTTTGGCTTGCTAAAAAATTTGGTATTACACGTAAAGATGGTAGACCACTTGACCCACGTGATGCTATTCCAGCAGCAGAACGTGAAGAAATTAAATTACGCATTAAGAAAGCATTAGAAGAAAGACTTGATGTTGATGTACCAATGTCTGAAATTTCTAATCTAGAAATTAGAGAAGCACTTATTTCAGTTGCTGAAGACATTTATCCAAGCGTTGTTGGAACAGAGTCTTGGACTAATCTTAAAAAGGTTATGCGTCATCAACCTAATTTTGGTGGAGCAGTAATTAATTCTATGTCTGCTAAGTCTATTCTTGGTGGCAAAGTTACTCCAGATTTCTTTGAATCAACCTTTGGGTTAGATTCATTTAGCCTATTCTTAAAGGAACACGGTGCAGAAATTGGCACAAAGTGGACCCCACGTGAGGTGCAAAAGTTATCTGAAATGGAAACTGGCGTATCTATGTGGCGCTTGTTTAATATCCGTTTTGGCTTTAATGAATACAAAATTACAGAAGGTCGTTACTTTAGTCCAGTATCTGCATTCTTTAGACACAATGCGTTAAGAACAAAAAACGATGTCCAGATGGCACAAAAAGAAGTGCTTGGACTTATGGAAGTTTATTATGATGAGTCCCTTGGTGCCTATACAAGTTCAAATGAAAAGATAACAGACTTAGCATTACGACCATTTTCACAGGTTATTGGCCTACGCCAAAAGGGTTATACAGACCCAGAGATTGCTAAGATGCTAGTAGATGACATGCTTGCTGATATGCGGTATGTGTTCCATGGTAGTGCAACTGTAAACTCTTATAACAAAGGACTGTACGATTTAATTGCTGCAAGAGAAAAAGAAGTAATTAAAGTTGAAGATAAGTTAGGTCGTGGCTATAGTAATACATGGTCTAAGGCTGTAGCAAGTTTAAGTTGGGATGAATACAATAATGCTACTGTAGGCTTCCGTCCTATCACAGATTATATTAACTCTGACATCATGATTAATCGTAAATCAATTGACCTTGATGGATTAAAAGAAGTACAGACATTTGGCGAAATGATGGATAAGTTTCCAAACGCAATTATGGAACTTATGGACCATCAGGTTACGGGATTCTTCCGTTTGCCAGCATTAAAGGTTGCAGTAGATAAAGCATTTAGACAGTTAAAGCCTTATGAAAGAATGCTTATTACTCGCCACAAGAATGCTATGTTAGAGAGCGACCCATTCATGAAGCCAGAATTGGCTCAAGAACGGGCAAGACTTCTAGCAGAAAAGCAAACTTCAGAGATTGCTGTTCAACAAGCATCAAATGCAGTCCTTGAGTATGTGGATAACCCTAACATTCGCTCTTCCTTTGCTATCTCTATCCGTCACCTTGGACGATTCGTTCGTGCAACAGAAGACTTCCAACGTCGTATGTTCCGTATGTACACCAAACAACCATTACGTGCTCTGTATCGTATGCGATTACTACACATGGGATTGGAATCAGCAGGTTCGGTTTATACAGATGAAAAGGGAGATGACTATGTTGTCTTCCCAACAGATGTAATTATTAACAATGCAATCAATCCAGTTCTTGCAAAACTAACTGGTAATGAAAACCTTAAGATGCCAACTGCAACACAGTATGCTCTTAAATGGCGTTTAGTTAACCCATCTTTTGCACCAGATGCTGGTGCTCCAGCCTTTGCTGGACCACAAGCGGCAATGGCCATTCTAACTGCTAAGGCTTTTTTGCGAGAACTGCCATTAGTTCCGTTCAGAGATAAACTATCTCCTTATACTAACTGGGCAGCAGATAAGTTAGACATGTTTGCAATGGGCCATATTGGTAAAAACACAGATTTAGGCGAAGCAATTAAGATTGCAATGCCTATGTTTGCTTCTGGTTTATGGGGTGTTGCAGTTGACCAGGAATCAAGCCGTGTAAAGACAAGTACCGTTATGCAGGCAATGGCTTATCACCAAGCATTTGGTTATACCCTTCCAGAGAATGCAACAACTCAAGAGAAGAAAGAATACCTACGTGCTTTAAGAGTAAGTTCAAATAGCATTATTGGTGCACAGTTTATTTTAGGTAATTTAAATCCTGCTTATCCAACACTTAAGGATACTGCTGGTTTACCAGACTTTATTAAGGAGACTGGTATCAGTAGTTTTAAGTCTTCATTCTGGGATATATATGATGGCATTCTACGTAATGCTGGCCCAGATGTGACAGACCCGTTTGGATTAGCATTGGCAACTTTCGTTGGAAAGAATCCCAAGAAGTTAGCATACATAGTACCTCGCAACACAAAAGCGATGCAGGTATTTATTAACAAAACAGATAACCTAAAAAATTGGGTTCAAAAGAACCGTGACTTTGTAGATACATATAAAGAAATTGGATACCTATTCGCACCAAAGGTTGGTGAATATAATCCAGATATTTATACATTTATGGAAGCAGAAGAACTTGTCAATGAAATTGGGTTGCTAGAGTATCTAGAAAAGATTCAAACTCAGGCTGACAAGGAAGAATACTTTGCCTATGTTAAGCAGGAAAAGGAAGACCTTTCTAAAGTAGCAGACTACAGTACTCGTAAAGCAATTGCTTCTCAGTATGAACGTAATAGACAACTATTGATGTACTCAAATCCATCACTAGAAGAAGCAATTAATAGCCCAGATAATCGTGGTACTTTAAAGAAGCAACTTAATGTTTTGGCAGATGCAGTTAATGCACCTAAGTCTCCTATTGCTAGAGATACCCGTGCTTCAATGCAGTTGGTTATCCAAAAGGTTCGTGGCTTTATTGACTTTAATGAGAATCCATACGCTAAGAATGCTTATGATTATCAGGACAAGAAAGCAGCATCGAAAGAAGAACTAGCGCAATTACTGTTTGATTTATCCAAGTCGAACTTTGAAATCCGTGAAGCAAACCGTTTGATTTTCACGCCAATCTTGAACTCCTACGCCCGTAACGTAGTGAGTGCATCACCAGAAAGGTAATCTAGTGGTAGATATAGGACCAGACGCAGCACGG